GTGTAGTTTTACCAAACACATAACCTTTAACAGTAAAACTTAATGTCCAAATAATCATACGAGTTTCGGAATCTTTATCACCTTCATAAACAATATCATGTGATGTGCTATTTAATACAATAGGTATTTCTTTAACAATACCCATTTCAGGAATTAAATTTAATTTAATTGTATAATCTGGTGCAAAGAACGGTAAAATATGCTCAATGATTTGTGTACCATCTTCTATGTTTCGTACATAGATGTAAAGATTAAAATCAAAATTATATGGTACAGGATTATATTGTGAAATTAATCCAGTAGTTGTTTGTGCAAATTGTTTAAAATTAGTATTTTGTTTACGAGAAGAATCGTAAGAAAGACCGGCCATTTCAAAAGACATTCTTGGTAATGCTATTTGAATTTTTTTATCTAAAGTTGGATCATCGTCTAAACGTCTTACATATAATTCCTTTGTTGCATACACAATAGGTACCAACATACGTTCAGCTTCTGTTAAATCTGGATTATAACGAACTAGGGTAATATTGTCGAATAGGTTACCAAACCCAATAACCATCTTTCGAATAATTCGGTTATATGAAATATTGGCCATTAAATTTCTCCAAATGGATTAGTTTCAGAGAAATCTATAATTGCGTCTGCTTGAGTATTAATATACTTATTGTCATAACTTTCATTATAAGAATTATCTAGTTGTGAATCATAAGAAGTTAATATGTAACGTGCATTACTTGATGCACCAATAATTACAACATTGTTTGTAAACGTACCAGAAATATTGCTGATCATTAAAGAATTGGCCGATGGTGTCCAAGCTTGTACGATTGCCACACAAGTAGCATTGGCTTGAGTTTGGTCGGCTGCCTGATATACTGTTTCGTTTATTGTATAATTGATTACGTTACTAGTTTTTGCTCCAGTAACCAACTTAATCATGTAACCAGAATCACTAACAATCATATCAATATCGTTAACACCAGTATCGATAATCTCTTGAGCATACTTGAATTTCTCAAGACGCAACTCATAAAAATATGGTTCTTTACGACCTAACATATGAAAATCTTTTGCTTGTTCCGTAAATGTTATTTCATATAATTCACCAGTACCATTTAAGAATGGCACATAAACCAAATCACCTTCTCTTGGACGTGTAAATGTATTTTGTGGAACTCGTTGTTGAAATGACCTACGGGAAACAGATACCGTCACCACATTTTTAATTTCTAGGCCAAACTTAGAAAAGAACTCTTGTTGACCTTGGTAATCCATTACGTCACCAGAAAGGTACATTTCTAATGGAAAAGCTGATTTGAATTTTTTAACTGGATCTTCACCATATAATATATCTCTATCTGCCGGATTTTCTATAGGCAAATAGAATGCATCAAAACCCATGATTTGCATGGATTCAACAATCAGATCCTCTATTACTCTTTGTTCGGCAGTAGAGTTGTAGTTATTAAAATATACACTTGTTGGCATATTAGTTCATCATAAATTCTAATGGAGCACCATACTCGTTTTGCATTTCAGTTTCCAGCTTTTCAATTTCGCCTACCGCTTCTTCATAAATCTTATCACCATTAAGTGTGACACCACCCGGTAATTGTAAGCCAGAAAACTTTTTGAGGTTGTTTCCCCATGTTCGTTTGAATAGTGCCGTAGTATATTCTTTCAACCATCGGTCATTCCATACTCGATTATATTCTGTGGCATCAATACAAGCATAACATTCGGCAACTACAATTGTACCAGCAGGAGCTTCGGATGCTCCCCATGCCCAATCAATAAAGAGTTTTCCCATATGTCGTTGGAAACGAATAGGAACTTCTCCACTAAACATTAATTCCAGTGAACGTAAGTGTTGTTGTGTTAGAGTATAGTTAACGTAAGATGCGGAGGTAAAGTCGTAGAGTTCGTTTAGACGGAGTTGATACCGCAGGTCAAACATATTAATAGTTGCCTGAGAATCTTGGACTGGGAAAATACGAGTAACGCCAACAATGTCCAAAGGAACATTGGCAGAATCTAACACATTGGTTAAATCCAAATATTGATTATTGACATCGGCATCCGTAACCCTTCGGATATAATAGATTTTTTGTAGACCATCAAAGTGGTAGTCTTGCCAATATTGAATGGCATCATCTATTCTATCTTCTAACTGGTCATCATCAATATTGATTTCAATGACAGGGAAACCTAATCTTCTTAAACAGTAATCTTTTAAAGTTGCTCTACTTGTTACGGCCGGCATATTAACCTCCTATGATTAAGGTATTTATGCTTCGATTGGATTACTTACCAGGGTAATGGTGCAGGTTGTGGAACTGGAATTGATGCTTTAGCAATCTGGTCAGTTACTTCTTGTTCCATGGCGGACACACGATCCTCACCTAAAGCATTTTTAGTCCATTGTAAAGCTTGTTCTTCAGTAATATCAGCATAGGGTGTGAAGTTTTCTGCATCTGGTGCCAATAAATTGACAGCATAACTCACTTGTCCTGTATATTCTCCATCGGTACCGCTGATAGAAAAGTTGGACATTACAGCCACTTTCTCTAAGTCGCCTTCATTTTGTACCATTAAACCAGTAACTTTCCATGTGTATGTGATTGCCATTTGAACAACTCCTTTGTTTATACTATATTTATAATTTAAACCATTTAATTAAGACCCAACTCTTTACGAATCTTTGTAGCGGAGATTGAGTGTGTTTCATCATCAAATGTTTCTTGTTCAATTTTGTAACCCACATCACGACCATAAGTAATATTTACAATGTTTGGTACCACCTGAATCTCGTATTGTCCTTGATAAATTGGATCTAAATCACGTTTAATATAAGATTTAACTTGTTCAATGGCAAACGGATTAGAACCTTGCCATCCTTGGCAATCTCGAATCTGAATAACTACTTGACCGGTTTTAGCAATGGATCGGTCAAACAATGCTCGATGACCTTCATGCCATGGTTGCCAACGACCTAACATCTGTACTGTTTCTTTTTGCCAATCAAATGTTGGCCGCCTACGATTTTCAATAATATGATTACCAATAAACTCAGCCCACTTTTCAGCATTCTGTTCGGTCACACGAAAGTCATATACCTCTGGTGGAATAAAGGCTTTGTTAGTATCTTCAAAACGACCTTTGTCAATGGTGTCCATCCAAATAGTCCAATCGGCCTTGAAGTTGTTTCTCATCTCCACCAATGGTGCCACAAAATCACAGATAACATAATCACCACCAGCCTCTAAAGCAAACTGTGCCATTCTTAGCGATTGACGAATACGACCAGTATCAGTAAAATCCCAATCGTTGTATTTTTTACGAACTTCATCAGCATTGAACCAAGTAACTTGAGCATTAAAACCTGTGATAGGTAACATCTCAGCATTACTATTTGTCGTACCGTTTTTTTCAAGATACTTCTTTAATGCTTCCGCCATAAATGTTTTACCTGAACCAGGTAATCCCATAATCAAAATCTTTTTCATTTATATTCCTTTATTGAGGTTTGCATAATAAATTATTTCCAACTACTGTGTAATCATATTCATACTGATTTAAAAATTGTTTGATATCGTCTATAATAGTTTTTCTATTATCACAATGTTCCACAAATATAATAGGCAAGTGTTTTTTAATTGTGTTAGAACCTCCAACTAAAACGTCCAAATCCATGCCTTCCACATCTATCTTTAATAAATGTACTTTAGGTATATTATAGTGTTCTAAAAACCAATCAATTGTGTGTATGTCAACAACAACTTTATTGTTTGTTTTTTCAGTAATAATATCTTCTACTAAACTAAAAGTACCAAAATCATTTTTTCTAAAGTAATTGGGTTCTACGAATTCAATCTTAGTATTTTCTTTACCTAATCCAATGTTGTATGGGTATACATTATATAGATTGTTTATAGAGGCATTCCCACATAACATTTTAAACACTTCTCTTTGGGGTTCAAAACAATATATTTTTCCCTGAGGAAATGCTCTGGCCATCCAAGTGGTGAATGTTCCTATATTGGCACCAATGTCAAATATTACAGGCTCAGAAAATTCTTTAATTGATTCATAACAATTAAATGCTTCTATTGTTGAGGTATTACCATGATCCAGTAACCATTGACCGTGGCCAACTTGGTTATCATTGCAATCAAAACGATTTACAATCATCAACCCGTGGTCACAACTCAATAACACATTACGGTGAACTTTATCACCTACATTAAATATCATAATATTAAAAAATATTTAAATTTTCAAATCTTCCTGGTTTGTGTACTTTAATAAAGATGTTAACCGATTCTGCCACATTTGATAATGTATTAAGTTTATTGTTTAACTCTCCACTACCCAACATACCATTTGCTAATTGTTCTTTCCAATATCCAACAATTTCATACGTTACATCGTATACCTCTAAGTCAACAGAGTGATATATTCCAAACGTACTATCACTAAATTTCTTTTGAATAGATTCGTGATTTACTTTTTGGTCAAACATCTTAAATGTTTTGGCAGATAAAGGCCTAACATGGGTGTAATCGTCCCAAAACAAATCACAACGGTGATGTGGAACATTTATAAACCATTCTGCTTGATCGGCACTTACTCGATACATTTCTTTAATAACATTGGTAAAAACTTTTGGGTCTTGACCTAGATGTTCTAAGATATTATCTGCTGTAATCTTCTCAAAGAAGTTATCTTCATATGGCCATGGAGTTTTTTCAAAGTCTAATACTTCATCAGGATTACATTTAGCTTCCACGTCCACATTCCAATGGTCGTTTAATTTTTTAAACCCACAACCCATGTTTAGTTTTTTATGTTCTGGTGTCATAATATATCCTTTTAAATCCAAGCGTTCCAAAATATTTCACGATTGTATTGTTCGTAAATATCAAGTCCAAGATACTCCACACAGTTAACTGTGGTACGATCCAGTGATGGTTTAACTTTGTGTAAATTAGGTAAACCAATTGCCAAATCATTATAGACTTCTGTTTGAACAATCTTTTCAAAGTCATGTTCGTATTTTGGTAATTCTAAAAATTCATAGATTCGTTTTGTTTGACTTTTTGGACTATTGCAAAAACGGTTGTAATCAATAAAAAGAAAACGATCCAAGTAACCCATAGTAATTGCATCTTTAATATTTCTATGTGATAAACCCATTGGGCCTTCAGGACCAGCATAGTAATAAGCTCTAGAAGCAATATTAGACCCTTCTCTTAAAGAAGAATCTGCTTTAGTAAAAAACAAAGGATTATCTTTTCTAAGTTTTTCAAAAGAAGTTAAGATTTCGGCTGGGTTTCTAACACAAACCACAATTTTAACTTTGCGTTTCAATACTGCTTCTACTTGAGGCAGTAATGGAATCCATCCACGGTCTTTATCAATAACAAAAGGCTTATCAATATGAGAATAATATCCTTGTAGAACTGATTTTAAAACTCCAACTTTAGCCTCTGTATTATTATATTCTTGATTTGTTTCCATACTGAACCAAGAAGCATTAATGCTACCAAATATAGAAGATAAAGAACTTACAGATTCTCCGTGAACTTTTGGATTTTGTTTGAGTATATTTGTTATGAGAGTGGAACCCGATCTTGGGAGACCTGCCACAAAATGTAGAGTTTTTTCCATGATTACCTTTTCAGTTTAAAATTATAAAGTCAACGTTTATTATATATTTATGCGTCTATTTCCTCAGTTTTTTTAGGAAACAATTCTGCCAGTTCTTTGCCAACTTTTTCAAATGTGTCTGTCCAATCTCCAAACTTTGTTTGTCTAAAAACTTTAGTGGTGTTTTGATACCAAGGACTGTGGTCTCCACCATAAGCCCAAACATGATATGGTAATATTGGCACAATCACCCAAGTGGGTTTTCCCATTGCAGAAGCTAAATGAGCAATACTAGTACATGATGTAATAACTAAATCTAAATTAGCAATACATGCAGCCGTATCTTCCCAAGAAATTATTAAATGTTGAAGGTCATTTATACTTTCAGGTAATTCTTTTACATCTGTATCTCTTTGTAAACTATAAAATTGTATATGAGAAAAATCTTTGTGTATATCAATTAATTTTTGAGCGGGAAAAATACGAAACTGTTGATGCTCAAAAAGAGGACTACCACTCCAACGAATACCCACTTTTATTTTTTTTGTGTTTAACATTGTTTTCCAAAGATCCACACTTTCATTTTTGGCAAAAATGTAAGGATCATTTGGTAAATTATCAAATTCATGTCCAAATAACCAGCTAGCACTAAATCCTGGAATCCAAAAATCATGATATGTTCTAGACACTTCATCTAAAGTGATACATTCTTTAACACCAGGAATTCGTAGAAATAGTGGGTGTAAAGATTTGTCACAACACATGATACAAGTACCGCCCTGTTTCCAAATTTCTGTGGCAAATCTTGCATAAATTATTTGGTCACCAAAACCACATTCCATATTCAAAATAACGGTCTTACCTTTTAGATCGCTTTGATCCCAAATTGGCTTAGTGGTATTAATTTTGCCACTACCATAAACTTTAAGTGCTCGGCCGTGCTCAAGGCATTTAAATCCTTCTTGTAAGTTTCCTTGATTAATAAGAAACCATCCACGATTAAATTTGGCTTTTGGATCTGTAGGATCTAAAGCTTCTAGTTCTTCTGCTAGTTTCCAAGCTTCATCAAATCTTCCTCGTATCATTAAATTTAGCTGCTGGTCAATCAAATGCATTCTCAACTCCTATATTATAATTAATATTTATCACACATTTTAAATTTATTTAAGTAAAGCAACTGTATGAAAGCCGCCAGTCGTTACGTCAGTCCAAGAGCTAGATCCAATTTGTACTGGACTGGATCTATTGGTAGTTGTACCATCTCCTAGTTGGCCCGAACTATTATATCCCCATGTAAACAAGGCACCACCAGAACGTATAGCAGCTGTAAACTGACCAGTAGCAGTTCTTACAACCGTCCAGGAACTGGATCCTATCTGTACTGGACTGGATCTATTGGTAGTAGTACCATCTCCTAGTTGGCCAAAACTATTACCACCCCATGTAAATAATGTACCACCAGAACGAATAGCGATTGTATAGTCTTGTCCAGCGCCTACAGCAGTCCATGAGCTAGACCCTATTTGTACTGGACTGGACCTATTGGTAGACCCACCATCCCCCAAGCGTCCAGCATTGCTAAATCCCCACGTAAACAATCTACCATCAGAACGAATGGCTGCACAATGCGCCAGGCCAACCGATACAGCAGTCCATGAGCTAGATCCTATTTGTACTGGACTGGATTTAGTAACAGTTGAACCATCTCCTAATTGGCCTAGACCACCATTTCCCCACGTAAACAATATACCATCAAATCGAATAGCAGCTGCGTTACTTTGGCCAAAACCCACAGCAGTCCATGAGCTAGATCCTATTTGTACTGGACTGGATCTATTGGTAGTAGTACCATCTCCTATTTGGCCAGAATAATTCTGTCCCCATGTAAACAATATACCATCAGAACGAATAGCCGCTGAGTTATAAAATCCAGCCGCTACAGCAGTCCAAGAGCTAGATCCTATTTGTACTGGACTGGATTTAGTAACAGTTGAACCATCTCCTAATCGCCCACTACCATTACTTCCCCATGCGAATAATAAATTATCTGAACGAATAGCAACTGTGTGAAGTCTACCAGCAGATACAGCAGTCCATGAACTGGATGATATTTCGGTTGGTGAACTTACGCTATTTATTCCTATTGTTATCGGACTGCTTTTACTAGTGGTTGTATCATCTCCTAAATTACCATAGTTATTATTCCCCCACATAAACAAAGTACCAGTACCCTCAGAACGAATGGCTCCTGTAAAAGCCTGGACTACCCCAGGCTGGCCACCAGCAGAAACGGCTGTCCAAGAGCTGGATCCGATTTGTACTGGACTGGATTTAGAGACAAGTGTACTATCTCCCAACTGACCAACACCATTATATCCCCATGTAAATAATAACCCATCAGAACGAATAGCAGCCGTATGAGAAGTGCTAGCGGACACAGCAGTCCATGAACTGGAACCTATTTGTACTGGACTGGATCTATTAGTAGTTGTACCATCTCCCAATTGGCCACTAGTATTACGTCCCCATGTAAACAAAGTTCCACCAGAACGTATGGCTAGTGTATGATTTTGACCTGCAGCTATAGCAGTCCATGAGCTAGATCCTATTTGTACTGGACTGGATCTATTAGTAGTTGTACCATCTCCCAATGCGCCGTATCCATTAAGTCCCCATGTAAACAAAGTTCCACCAGAACGTATGGCTGTCGTATGAAAGGCACCATTGCGTACAGCAGTCCATGAGCTAGATCCTATTTGTACAGGACTGGATCTGGTGGTATTTGTACCATCACCTAATTGGCCAGAATAATTGAATCCCCATGTAAATAACAAACCATCAGAACGAATAGCGGCGGTAAAAGCGGCACCAGCAGCCACAGCAGTCCATGAGCTAGACCCTATTTGTACTGGACTTGATTTACTAAATCCGGTACCATCTCCTAGTTGGCCCGAACTATTATAACCCCACGTAAATAATGTACCACCAGAACGTATAGCAGCCGTATGAGTACCTCCGGCAGCCACAGCAGTCCATGAGCTAGACCCTATTTGTACTGGACTGGATTTTTGAGTAGTTGTACCATCTCCTAATTGACCATTGAGAGCTCTTCCCCATGTAAACAATAAGCCGTCAGAACGAATAGCCGCCGTATGCCGAAATCCAGTACTTATTGCACTCCAACTAAGAAAAGTATTTTTTCCTAATTGCCCACTACTATTGTTTCCCCACGCATATAAAAAATTACTAGGGACAGAAGTACCAGCTTTAGCTAATAGTTGTTCAATTAATAACATTTAATTTTCTAATGATGGCCAATTGACTTGTTCAATATTAACAATTTCATTTTCTGAATAATCTTCAACAATATCTCTTAGAGCCTGCCGATATACAATCCATTTATTTTTTGTAGTTTCATCAAAAAAATTCTGTACATCTTGTAACTGAGTCCAATCACAATTGGCCAGCAACTCATTTCTTTTATTTCTCAATTGCTCTATGAATCTATATTTTAAAGTAGAAAATTCTTCAACGGGTTCTGGTTGTTTTTCGGATAATATAATACTTTCTAAAACATCATTCTCCCTAATTTCATAATCATAACCACTTACATAGTGAGTTAAATCATTCCATGTTTCACTTTGTTTAGTTACAGGATACCAACCTGCAGATTTTAAAAAAGGCAAATCATCAGCAGCCAAATTTAGTCCGCTAATATTTTTCCAAGTTTTAGGTAGTAAATCATACTGACCTGTAATTTCATTATTTTCTATGTGTACCCAATTTGCCATTTTAATATCCGTTATTTACTATCTAACATTGAAACAACTCCACGCCATATTGTCCCACCATCATCTGTAATAAATGTTAACACATCAACACCAGATGCTGTAAGTGTTGGAGCTGTGCCTCCAGGCCATTTTACAGCAGCAGGCCAAGTTAATGCAGCAGAACCTCCATTGGTTAATTCCAACACAAAACCAATGGATGCAGGAGATGCAATAGGATTAGAAAAAGTCCATGTAGTGGTTCCGGTTACATTTGCCGATACAAAATTACCTAGAATTAAATTTATATCTCTAGTACCAGAACCAGCACCTAATTGATTATGAGTTGTACCATAATAAGTGAGAGTTCTATTACTGTTTATAAATGTTGGACTTGAAGATGTTAAAGATAAACTTGTTACGTTTACTGAACCAGATCCTTTTGTTATTAAATTAATACTTACGTTAGCATCAGTACCAATTGCAGTTATTGTTGGAGCATTACCTGTTGTATTACCTGTTACTGACAAATAATTTACTGCTGAACCTGTATGAGTAATTTCAAATTGTGTATTACCAGAATAAGATCCTACACCCGTGCCGCCAAAAGTTCCAAATCTCATTGAACTGGAATCAGGGGTTTGAATAGTAGCTGTAGTATCACCAGGTAATGTTAATTTTGAACCCCATGCACCAGGTATAGTTGGTGAAAATATAAACGGACTTGCTATGGTTCCAAAAGGTGAACTACCAGACGCCATAGTAACTACTGGAACTCCTTGAGAAATAAAATTAATTGAACCTGCACCTTTTGACACAAGATTCATACTTACATCAGAACCAGAACCTTGTGCAGATAAAGATATAGGATTACTTGTGGTGTTACCTGTGACTTGTAAATAATTTACAGCACTAGTTGTTGTAGTAACAGCAGCCAAAGAATTATTTAAGAAAGTATTACCAGCAACACCAAGGCCTCCGGTAACAACTAAAGCGCCTGTAGTGTTACTTGTTGATGCTGTGGTATTAGCAATTATAACTGTGGCCACACTATTAGTTGTAATTACTGGACCTATATTTGCAACTGCATTATTGGCTGTGTTATAAGCAGATGACATTTTGCCATCAGTAGCCGCTATGTTGGTGTTTTGTGTAGTATCAACGCCTTGAATAATGGTGATAGCCGTATTACTGAAATCTATCCTTACGTTTTGGCTATTGTCCACACCTTGAGCAATAGTTAATGCTGTATTACTATAATCTATTCTAACATTCTGACTTGCATTGGTACTTTCAATGATGGCCATACGAGCATTTTGGCTTACATCTGTACCTTCGATGATGGTCATACGAGAATTCTGCGTGGTGTCAACACCTTGAATTATGGTAATGGCTGTATTGCTATAATCCAATCTCACGTTTTGGCTTAAATCTACACCTTCACTTACGGTTAATCTGGTATTCTGTGTAGCATCAACACCAATTGTTACGTTTGCTTGAGCATAGGCTGCTTGAGAATAAGCACTCAATTCTATTCCACCAACTACTGCTGTTGTAGCAATTAAATTACCTTTTACAAAACTAGCATTTAAATTGGCCGTTCTAAATGATGGATCTGTAAGAACAATGTTATTGTTGGCACCTAATTCAGGAGTGTATCCTTGAAACAAATAATATTCTTTTGTACCAGAATCACGAATGAGTCCTGTATGAGCATTTGAGCCATCATTGTAGTGTGCAGCAAAGCCAATATCACGTAAATCACTAGTGTAATTGCCAACACCCAGTTGAATTAATGGATCAGAAACAGCAAATGATTGTACGTTTTCGACACTAACATTGCCTATAACTGTTAAATTACCAGAAATAATTACGTTGTTAGCAAATGTGACCATACCAGTTGCGGCATTGGCTAACATAATATTGGTTACTGTTGTTGAACCTAATCTAAAATTACGATTTGTTGTTTCAAAATTATTAACATTACCATATGCACCTATTTGTAAATATTGCCCTGCGTCTGATGGGGTTCCAAGTTGAAGCCTTGGTCCTGTTGCACTAAAACCATCAATTCTTGCCACATAACTTGTATTATCAGTAGATGTAATATAAGAATTTGAAACCACATTACCTGATACACCAAGGCCACCACCAACAATCAAAGAACCTGTAGTGTTACTTGTAGACGCTGCGGTATTTTGTAATCTAACTGGAGCAACAGTATTAAAAATTACTGTGTTGTTACCAGTATCATTAGTAATAACACCTCTTGCAACGAAAGATGATGTAGGTTCAATATAAAACGGTCCAGTCCTTATAGCCAAAAAGTTGCCAGTAAAATACAATCCAGTGTATACTGGCGACCTTGTAAAATAATTATCTGACCATCCTAAACGATAACTATCTTGGAGAGTCGTAGTAAGAGAATAATTATTAGCAGCAGACATAAACAAATAACCGGTAATACCAATACAACAAATAACTACA